GTCTTATGAGGGTGGGCTCTTACGCCCCCAACTCCCCCTATTTCTTCCTCTTCTCTTCTCGATCACTGATCTCTGATAACTGATGTCCCCGATCTGATTTGCGGCTAGATGCAGCTATGGCTTTGAGCAAATCAAACTGCGCTTCGATCCGTGTTAGGCGCAGATCTTGATCACTGGATGCGTCGGCCAATTCCTTGTGCTGTTCCGCAAGACTATCGATTCGGTCTTCAATTAGCATTATCGTGCGAAGGAATTGGACAACGTCACGCATCCAGCTCATTTTGTTTTCCTCCTCGGCCTGAGGGAACGACTGACGTAGGCAATGGTCTCGTCAAGCTTTTTGACAGTGCGTTCAACAGACTGCTGCGCTGCCTGGGCCAGGGCTCTCAGTTCAGCTTCGTTTTCGATCTGAGGTTCCAGGCCGTCCGCACCCGTCGGAGGTATTCCAGGAAGCGTCAGCGTTGCAACCGGACGCGCGATATTGCTCGCGCGCGAGTGTAGGTCCAAAGGACCCCAGCTAATCGTTATCTCCATTGCCCAATCTCTCCCCTTAGGGCGTGCCCATTCCAGCACGCCCTTCGCGAGCGGTGGCCCGGTCTTCAAATGGAGTACGCCCCGACATCTCCATTCATCCTGAACTCTGCGCCTTTTAACTCAAAGGCGCTTGTTTACAACAGCTTCCTCGCCGTGATGCTCAATTGCACGATGTCGCCCGTCACTGTTCCCGGATACGCCCCCGCGCCGATCTCCGTCCCGCCACCCAGGAACGCCTTCAATTTCCAGTTATTCAGCGCAGTTCCCTGCACTGGAATGTAATACCCGCTGTTGCCGTTCTGGCTTTCGGCAAACACCTGCACGATCGTATCCGAGGGCAGTTTGTCCGCCACTTGCGTGAAATCCAGCGTGTCTCCGCCCGTGGGGTAATTTCCCGTAAACGCCAGCGTCGCCACCGCGTACACAAAATTGCTTGCGCTCGAGTCCACATTCAGCGGACTCAACGAAATCGTAATGGCCATTCCTCAACCCCTCTCTTTGTTCCGAACTTGCTTCACTTAAAACTAAAAATTGACAACTGAGAACTTTCCTCAGAAAGGCGTGTACCCGCTCCTCGCCGAAAACGGCCGCCGCCTGCGGCTGCTCTGCTGCTCTCTGCGTACTGCCGCCACGACGAGGTCCTCGATCGCGTCGCTTGCCGCATCGTCCCACTTCTCCGCCAGCGGGCTGCCCCTTGCCCATCCTGCCAACGCGGCGGTGGCATACGCCAGAGCTTCCTGGGCGTTGCGCACCAGCACCGGAGAAGTCGCATCCGTGAAATCCGGATACGCCTTCAAATACCGCAGGCGAATCTGCGTATCCTGTGTCGCTCCTAGGAACCACAGCCCGTCGGCGCGCCATTCCCAGACGCTTAGGGTCACGTCCTGCACGCGCGAGGGCAGGCCACCGTGCCTGGTCAGGTCCACCATCTCGTCGAATTCTTGCGTCGACAAATTCGGCCGCTCCCAAAGTTTCAGCGGTACCAGCAAGTCCGTCGGGAGCTGATTCGGCGGCGCGGTGGCATCGCTCAACGACACCTGCAGGGATGCATCCTGTCCCGCCACCGCCGTCACCACCAGCAGCACATCATCCTGGATGAATCCCCCGCCGCCGGCATTCCCAATCGCTCGCTGCACTTTTCGATAAGCCGAGTTCAGGTAGGGCAAGAGCAAGGTATCCGTGAACAGGTTTCCCTGCGAATCATTCAGCAGCGACCTCACTAGCGAGGTTATCTGTCCCGCCGTGTTATACGCACTCGATCCAACTACTGGCATATTCCACTCCCCAATCTCTGATAACGCGACGCGCGCCGCTCACGAGTCACTCGTCCGGCAACGGCGACTTCTGCAAATATGCCGCCACGCCAATCACCGCATTGATCAGCGCCGCGGCCGCCCCGATCCGGACTGTCGCCCCCAACCCCGCCTGCAGATTAAAATGCGCCGGATCGATTCCCACCGCCGCCAGCCCCGTCATCACACCACCCGCAGCTCCGCTGATTCCCGCGGCCACAATGCCCTTCAGCCAAATTCGCAAGTGTGAGATTCTTCCGCTCATAGTTCGCCGTTACCTTCTCGACTCGAGATCTCTGCCTACGCCACCGTCACAAAAGGCTGGCCGTGCAGCGCCGGCGCCGCATCATCCATCAAGGTGTACGCCCACTCCTCGTACTCCCGCTCTTCCCGCGCTTCCCTCTCGTACAGCAACCCGCGCTGTTTGGCCTTCGGGAAACGCCTGGCCCACTCGGTCGCTCGCGCCAAATGTTCCACAATCGTTGGAGTCAACTGCACAAACTCGCCTTTTGGTCCTTGCAGCGTAAAACAATGCTCGTATTCGCCGCGCTCCGGGTATGGCCCCAGCGCCGGCACGCTTACGCCATTTGCGGTTTCCACCGTCTTTGCGTACCACTCGCGCGGTGGTCCGTACACCTCCGGCGGCACCCAGCGCTCCACGTGCCACCGGTTCACCTGCAGATATTTCGGCTCGAGCCGCAGTTCCACCACTTCCCGTACCAGATCCCCATGGATGTCGCGGTCCTCGAACTTTCCGCCAATCCACGCCAGGCGGTTCCAGCCCCACACCACGCGATAATTCGCCTCGCCAAAGCGATTCCGCCCGCCGGCAGCTTCCAGCCGCCGGGCAACATCTTCCGGTGTCTTGTGCGTCTCTCGTACCACTTGGATCCCCCCCAACGAATTCCGGGGATTGTCATTCCGAGCGGAGTCCCGGTGTCTCTCGCCGGGACGCAGCCGAGGAATCGTGGCAAGACCTTTTGGCCCAGCCACGATCCCTCGACTCGCTTCGCTCGCTCGGGATGACACAGGGTGCTCTTAGTAGCCGCTCGGCCGCGCCAAGGTATCGATGTACGCGCCGCTGCGGGGGCTGTCTGACCAAAGTTGAAAGGCAGTGTCAAAATAAAAGATATAAGAGGCTGCGAGGCCGCCGCTGGCGCCGTAAATCGGGAACACCGTGTTGCCATTGACCTCGTAGAAATCAATGTCCTTCAACACGGCGCGGCCCCAGTGCGCCAGATCCAGGAAGTCCACGCGCGTCTGATCCGCGTTGACGCTGGATTTGATCGGAATTCCGCTCATGGTCTTCCGGCCGGTGAACAGCAGATCCAGGTCGTTGGCGGTTCCACCCCCGCCTTCCTTAATGATGGAGCTGACCGTAATGCCCAGATTTTCCCAGGCATGCTCCTGTTCGACCGCCATGTAGGCGATCAACTTGCTGAGATGGTTGATACCCAACGCTTTCCGCACTTTGTTGATCGCCAGACGCACATTGGCTGGGGTCAGCGCGGCGTTGCCTGCGTTCACGCGCGGCGTGGCCAGTTGCACCGGATAGGTTGCGCGGTTCAAGTTGAGCCACGTGCCTGTGGTCGCGTTGTTCTGGTGATACTTGATCCCGAACAAGGACACCGGCGAAGCGCCGCTCAAGCCGTCATGCACGATCACGTCCGTCGCCACTGTGCCGCCCGGCAGCGCGTCCACCGTGATTGTCTGGGTTGGGCTGATTGGGTCGGCCGCCATCACGTTGCACGTGCCGCGGTTCGTCGTTAACGTCGTGTCGTATACTTGAACCGTCTGTCCCACGTATACCAAAGCAGCGCCATTCGGCACGCTCATGGTCAACACGTTGCTGGCAATGGAGCTGATCGTGCCCAAAACGCCGTTTCCGGCCGTCTGGATCAGCTTGTCCAGGAAGGCGCGGAATTGTTTCATGCCGTTGGCCACTTCGCGCTTGGCGGCGTTTTCAATCGCGCGTTCGCGCCCGGTCGTCGCATATTCCACCAGCTTCGTGATTTCAATCGCGAACCGGAAGAAAATCGGCGACACCTGCGCGACGTCATAGGCGGTTCCCGAGCCGCGGCCCAAGTCGCCGCCGTCTGCGTTGTACGAACCGGCTTTTCCACCGGGGTTGACCTGCAACGGCAGACGCATATTACGGGAAGAAATCTTCTCCACGTCGCCGCGTTGCTGGATCATTGTTAGAAGAATGTCGTCGCGCTCATAGAGCAAAGGCACCTTGTCGCGCACCTTCTCGAGCTGCAACGCGATGACATTCGCGTTTTGCTGTGCTGGCATTGTTGTTTCTCCTTAGAATTGCTGCCCTGCTTCAGAAGGGCAGGCAGGCGTCTTGCGAGAAGGCGCCAAAACTTCGTTGCAACGTGCCGCTGCCGTAGGGGTCGAGCATTGCTCGACCCTATCTCGGCAACCCTTGTCTTCCCCGTCGTTTTTCTCTTGGGTTTTTCTTCCAGCGCCGCTCAACCCCTGAATTTGAGGGTGCCCCATCCTTCGCCCGCCTCCGGCGGGAAGGGTGGGCTCCTACGGTCGAGCGCCAAAATCTCTCTTCTCTTCGGTTTTTCTTTCGGCCTTTTCTTTAGGGGGTCGGACCTTTAGGTCCGACATTAAGATTCTCGTGAACAGGGCTTCAGCCCCTGAGGAATCTTCCGGTTCACTTCAGCTCCGCTGTTCCCATTGCACTGATCTCTTCCTCACAGTTCCAATATCTGTTCGTCGCTCAACTTCCCGTAATCCACTCGCCCCCGACTCCCACTTCGCCCTGGGGCACGCGCCTCTGGCTTTTCGCTCCGCCCGGCGTTCTGCCCGCTCTTCCCCGTCTGCGGTGCAGGTTTTGCAGCAGTTTCGCTAACTGATCCCGGTTCCGCCTCACGGCTCTTCCCCCTCGTGCCGAGCGTCGCCGTCGTCCAACTCCCCACCACCCGCTTCACTGCGCCTGGCACCAACTGCTGTGCCCGCGCGTCAATCACTCGCACCACTTGTGCCCGCGTGGCATCGTCAAATCGCCGCGCCCCCAAAATCTTTGCCACCTGCTCGCCCAGTTGGGCGTCGCTCTTTAGTGCCGCTTCCACATCCTCGCGCACCGCCGCGCCCAATCTCTCCTGCAAAGGTGTCCCCTGCGCAGCCCCATTCCGCCCTGCGCGATCCAGGCTCTTCAAATTCGGCAGCGCCTGCTCCATCGCGCGCGCAATCGCCCCGCCCACGCTCTTCTCCAGCTCCGCATTCGTCGCCTTCTCAAACGCAACGTAATGGTTAGCGACCTCAGGTGGCACAGACACTCCTGTCTGTGCGGTTCCGGGCGTGTGCCCTCCAATGTCCTTTGAACGATTGTCATCCCGAGCGGAGGTCTGCGCATTTTGCAGACCGGAGTCGAGGGACCCCGGCTTGCTCCCCGCGTCTTGCCTCTCATCACGATTCACCGTCGACTGACCGCGCCCTTCCAGCAACCTCACTCCCGCCGCCACCATCTCCCGAAACGCCGCGGGATCCTGCTCCATCAATCTCTGCGCCAATTGCCCCCGCGCCGCGCTCAACTCCTCCGCCGGCTTTCCCGCCGCGCCGAAATACGCCGCGTCAAACTCCTCCAACTGCCGCGCGCGTTCCGCCGCCGATTTCGCCTCATTCACTCCGCCGGGATAAAGTTCCTTCAGCGCCCGCGCTTCGGCTGGTGTCGCAATTGCCTCGCGATAAGCCGCCGCCTCCTGCCTGGCTTGCACCGCGCCTTCCCATAACTCCTTCGCCTCTTCCCCGTGCCATGGATCGCGCATTCTCTCCGCCAACCACGGTGGCGGCGCTTGCGGCACAGGCACTCCTGCTTGCCCTGAGTCGCGAAGGGCCTCTTCTCTTGAGGTTCCTTCCTGTGGCACAGTCACTCTTGACTGTGCTCCTGGGGTTCCCTCCTTCGACCCATCCCTCTCTTCCGCGCCCCGTTCCACGCTCGTTCCGGCGTCCTCCAGCAGTTGCTCGTCCGTCAACGTCGAGCCACTCGCCGCTCCCGCCTCCGGCTCCATTCCCAAGATCTGCTCATCCGTCAGCGCAAATAGGTCGTGCGCCGCGCTCGTTGTTGCGATACCATCCATGAAGTTACCTCAACAGTTATGTTACGTCTGGAATTACTCCGATTCGCGACTTGGAGGATAGTCATGCCGAAACATTGGTTGCCGTTGCTGTTAGTTGCTGGCTCTTGGTGTGTCATTGCACGTTCGATGGGCTCCGCCCCTGGAGCACCGTCCCCTTCCTCGCCGCAACTTGAGTTAGCCCTCAAGACAGACCGGGACACCTATCGACTGTCCGACACCCTCCATTTAGAAACACGATTGACAAACGTCGGAGAAAGCGACGTTTACATCTGGGATTGGGACCTGTGCTGGAACCCGGCGCGAGGACTCACCATGCGCATAATCGACGACCAGGGAAAAGATGTCCAGGGCCGAATTCTTCTGGACTGCGTTCCGCCTCCGCCTCGGCAGGGAGACGTTTATCAGTTTTTCAAACTGGCTCGAAGGGACTTTCACGGACGCGCTGAGAACTTCGAGCTATCAGACCTCATCAATGGACCCGGGGAATATGATATATCGGCTTACTTCAGTGGCCATCTCTCCCGCAAGTGGATCGCGGATTTCCTGGGGAAGGACCCTATCGGGAAGCTTCCCCTCTGGACCATGGACAAGCTCCCGCTCACGTCAAACCGCCTTCACATCACCGTGAAACCGTAATTCGTTCTACGGATGAGGCCACCAGATAGGCGCATTCTGGCCATCAGTATCTATACCCTTTATCCATGCGTTCCTGCATGGTCGCCCGATTTTTGTCGTCAATCCAGTTCTGCAGGAAATTTCTTTCGCTGGCGCTGAAACCAATTTTGTCGCCGATGCCTAGCTGTGTTGCGCCCGCAGACTGCTCATCTCTCCAGCGATCCGCTCCGGAGTATTTGCCGGCGTTCAGGTAGTGCTGCCCTTCATGACCAAAGACGGAGGCTAGCCATTCGATGGAAGAGTCATGGATGTAGCTGGAAGATAAAGTCACCGACCCCTTGCCCGTGGCACCAAGCTGAACGTTTGGGTCTTCTGTTATCACAAGCGATTTGGTTTCTCCAATCGCCTTCTTTTCGTCATCCGAAAGTTTCTCGGCATTATTGCTCAGCAGCTCAGCTGCAGCGGCCAAAGCCGCGCTAGCTTTGCCTCGGTCGTCAGCCGAAACGGTGGCATCGTAAGTAATCGGCACGTTTATGCCCAGAATGGTTATCGACGTCGCCGGCGATGCCTGAGCCGACGGCCTCTGGGCCGCTTGCGCCTGCGCCGGTTGCTTCCCCTGGGGCTCGCGGATCAAAACATGATCGCCGTTGATCGTAACCCAATGATCCCCCTGACCATCACGGTCCGAGTCGGCCCGTGTAGGAAATTCTTTTTGCGTCGGAGGTGCCACCAGCGCACTTGGCTCAAGCACCGGAGCCGGGGCTGGCGGCGGAACGACTCGGCGTCCATGCACGGGGGGCGTCTGCTGAATCAAGGAACCAGTCGATGGTGCGGATTGCGCCATCGCGCGTAGATGCGCTTCCGCATGCGCCCGCACGTTGGCGAACCCTGCCGGATTGGTCATCTTGGCCGACTGCCCGGCCTCCGAATTGGCCCAGCGCTTGCACTCCTCAAACTCCACCGCATGATTATCCATCAGCAAATCCACCGCCACCGATGGCAGCACCACAATTCCACCACCCATCGGATTGTCATCCCGAGCGGAGGTCTGCGCATTTTGCAGACCGGAGTCGAGGGATCCCGGCTGGGACCCCGCGTCTTGACCACCACCCATGCGCAGCTGAACCACAATCGGCGCGCTCCCCAACAAAACCTGGATCTCCCGCAACTGCTTATTCCGCGAGTCCTCGCCCGGAATCACCAGTTCCGTCAATCCCAGCACATTTTTGATATACCCAAGATTTGCAGGCTCCGACAACGCCTCTTGAATCAGCGGATCCTTCAGCCCAAACAACTGTTGCAGCACGCCGCGCTGCTGCGACTTCAGCCGCGGGAACGTCTCATCCGCCTCTGGATGCACGCAAATATTCCCTTTCAAATCGCCCACGCGAATCATGCGCGCGTCCAGCGTCCCATCGGGGCCCAGCAGCGGCACATCGACGTCTTCGGGCCGGTTCTTCCGGAAGCAGTCCACGCCCAGCAGCATCACTTCACCATAAAACTGTTTGAGCCGTCGCCACACCAATCCCAATCGCCCCATGGCCTGGTCGCGCGCCATTGCGTAGCCACTCGCCGTCTTCACATCGTCCATGTTTCCGCCAAAGACCGCGGGAAACAACCCTGTCAAGAACTGCGACACTGGGCCAATCAAATCCTGCTGGTGGCGGATCATGTCTGGAGGCACCTGCGCCGGCGCCGGCTGGAAAAATCCTGCCGCTAGTGGCTGGCCCGGCCGTGCGCGCGCGGGAAAATGTGCGGCTGGCTCCGCCACCTGGTTCGCCAGCGCATCGAAGTCCAACACCTGCGGATCGGCGTAGATCGGAGGAATGCCGTACTCATACGTCTCCGCCTGCATGTTGCTCAGCGTGTTGTAGCGTTCCTGCACCTGCACCAGTGAATCGCCCACGCTCGGGCGGTTCTGGCCGTCGCCTGGCAGCGCGTGCAGCACCCGCCAGTGATCGTCCATGTTTTCGTTGCGCGCTTCGCAGTACACATCACCCGCAAAGCCCACGTAACAACCATCCGGGAATAGCGCCAGCAGTTCCTTGCGCACCTCTTCATTCTCGATCCCGTAGAACGCCCACGGCCGAAGCCAGGTGCGGTCAAACGTGATCAGATTCATCAGCGCGTCGCCGGGATGAATCGACGGCAACCCTTGCTCCACGCTCAATCGTGACACGCGTGCGTACACGTCCTCGGGGCCTTGCGATGGCGCCGCCTCGATTTTTCCGGCGGCCAACGGATACGCCGACTTCAATTTTGCGCGGTGCACTTCCGCCTGCCATTGCAGGTAGGGATACTCGTGCATCTCGTTTGCCCAGACGGGCGTATTGAGTTCCAGCCCACCGGCAATCGAAATGACTTCCTGGCCGTTGGCCACACGCCGCGTCTCCACCACGCGCGGCACAGTCACTCGCTCTGCCCTCCTTAGATCCTTTTCGCTCAACTCCGCCCCGCAACCCGGGCACACGCTCGTTGCGCCAATCGCGTCTTCCCCCTCATTGTCATCCCGACCGGAGAGCCGCGCCTTTTGCGGCTCGGAGTGGAGGGATCGGGGCAAGTTCTCCGCGTCTTGAACAGCTTCCTGATCGCTGATATCTGATCCCTGATATCCGTCCTGAACTCCCTGGCTTCCCCCGACCGGAGTCTCCCTTCCGCAGGAGGGGCAAACCCAGACGTCCTCTCCCAACGGAATCTCCACCGCCGCCAGGATCTCTTCCTCGCGGAATCCGAACCGTTGCCCATCCTTCACGTAGCGTACGTACGCGCCCAGCTTCCCATCCGTCCACAAGAAATATCCGATCGACGTCAGCAGATGCTCTACATGGTTGTTCCGTTCGACGAGCTCCGCCACATCACTCGCCGCGCGCGCCGCGGCAATATCCACCAGCGATTGCGCCGACTGCGGATAGAACCGCACGCTCGGCACATCCTGCGAAAGCACGGCCACAAAGGACAGCCCAAAGCCCTGATAAAAATTCGTAACGAACTGATAGCGCGGCATCTCTTCCAGCGCGCGGTCATCGTTGAACTTCTGCTCGAAGGGCAGGTGCCAGTTCATGTCATTCGGGTTCCACCACGCGTACTGCAAGCCCTGCCAGAAAAGTCGCGCCTGGCGGATCCGCCGGATCTCGTGCCGCCGGGCCGTCACGCCCTCTTGCCGGTACTGCCGCACCAGCTCGCGCAGGGCGTTGACCAGTTCGGGCCGCTCTTCCTCGAGCCTCTCGAAGTTCGGTCCCAGTGCCGCCGCACTGTAGCTCACCCCTTCAGGGGTGAGGACTTTCCTGGCAAGATCCGCCACGTCTCCCGCTCCCGCATTCCCGTCCGCCGGCGCGGTCATCCCCGGTTCCCAATCTGTCATCGCATTGTCAATGCCGTCTCTCATGATTTCTTCTCTGTGCCCGTAACACAGACACTCTTGTTTACCCTAAGCCCCGAAGGGCCTGTGCTCTTGGGTTTTCTTCTCTGCGTCCTCTGTGTTCTCTGCGTTAGTTCTTTGCTTTGAATCTTCGCTTCCCCCGCCCCGTCACCCCTTCATCGCTTCCAACTCATTCTTCCTCTGCACCTGTTGCCACGAACGCTTCCTCAACCGTGGCAACTCCACCGGCTTCACCGGCTCCGCAAATTCCACCGGCGGGAATCCCGCTGTCCCCAGCAGCGAATTCAGCAGCGCGCGGTTCTCCCCACGCAGCCGTGCCACTTCCTCTTCCAACATCCCCACATACCGGGTCTTAAGGAATCTTTTCACTAACTCCAACATCGCCTCACCCATGCAGCTTCAAACTCAGCCTTCACCAGTTCCACCGCCGCCGCGGCAAGCGCTGCGGCCCGAATTGCTTCCGCGCCTCCGCCTCCAACCTCTGAAACTGGATGGCCCGCGATGTAGCGTCCTCCGCCGTAACCTGGCGCGCGATCTGTTCGCCCAACGGCATTCCTGGCATGAACCGCACCTGAGAATAAAGGGGCGGAGCCTGCCCCGCCCCGGGTCCGCCTCTGGCGGAGGCCCCAACACCGGCGTATCTTGCGCCGGGAACTATTCCATAGCGCGCCGCGTCGGCCGGATCATCGCCTTCCGCCTTGCGCACATCCTCGACGCGCCGGGTGTCGCGCACGAGTTGCGGCAAGCACTCGATCAACTTCCCGCAATTCTCCGTGATCACCCAGGCGTCCTGCTCCAGAAGTTGATACATCAACTGCCATCCGCCAATCCGGTCGTCATCCGCTTGGGAAGGCCGCGGCAATCCATTCGCCGCGAGCACCTCGCCCAGTTGCTCCGCGATCGAAGCCTCGCTGGTGCGGTGCGCAAACGCATCCGGCGAAAGGTAAATCTCCTGGATCTTCTCGTCCTTGCAGCGCTCCGCAATCGCCTGCCCCAGCATTCGCGGCGACAATCCGTTCTGCACGAATTCCCGGTACGTCACAATCCGGCCCGTGGTGCCATCCTTAGCTCCGTCAGCGCCTAACCCAAAACTGTCATCCCGAGCGGAGGCCGCTGCCTTTGCGGCCGCAGTCGAGGGATCCCTCTTCGCTCTCGCCACTCGCCACTCGCCACTCGCCACTTTCTTCGGCATCGCGCAGTGCCAGTACACCGCGCTGGGATGCTGGAATCCCCAGTCAATCGAAATCCACCGCGGCCACCACGCCTGCATGCCGAGCTCTTCCGGCCGCGCCGTGTGCCGCCCAATCTCAAACAGGTCGAAATACTGCCCCGAGAGAACGTCCCAGTCCCCATCCAGAAAGGCTTTCCGCAGTTGTTCCGGCAGAGCTTCCAGCGTCTTCCGGTAATTCAGGTCGTTGGCGTAAATCGGGTTGTCGGCAATGCGCGCGCGTATGAAATCGTAATCCCCCCGATCGTACTGCTCCGGCCGCTCGAATCCGGGCGGCGGCGTCTTGTCCACCCACAGCGCTTTCACCCAGGCATGGCCGATGTTGCCTGGGTTCGTCGCCCCCGCCATGCACGGAAAAGTCCCGGGAATGGGACACCGGTTGCGGGAGGTCAGGAATTGCCATTGCTTCAGCGTGAAATGCGTCAGCTCATCAATCCCGATGAACAAAAACTCTGCGCCCTGGTATTGATAAACATCGTTCTCATTGCGGCAGTATCCGAACCGTATCGTCGAGCCGTTCGTCAGAGTGAGAAGATGCTTAGCTTCGTTGTAGCTGCGGTACTCGCTCCGGGGCACGTGCCGTCGGAACTGCGCAATTAGCGAACTCTCCAGTTCCGAGTACGTCCTCCTCAAAAGCAGTGAATCGCTGCCGCGATGCTTTTTGGCTTGGACGAACGCTTCCTCAAGCAGAGCTCTTGTCTTTCCAGGCCCCGCCGCCCCGCCGAACAGCCGGTATTTTGCCTCTGAGTCGTGGAACTCCTTCTGCCGCGGAAACGGATCGTAGGATTTCTTCGGCTCGCGCTGTATAGCTTTCTCTTGCCGGCCCTCTTTCAGTCGGCCCGATATACGCACCGCCTTTTGGGTATCTTCCCGTGTTCGTCTCTTCATTCCGCCTTTTCGCCGGTTGCCCACTTATCCGCATTCGCGTGCGCTGTCAGGTGGCACAGCCACTCCTCGCTGTGCACCTTGTGGTTGGCGCAAACGCTCACGCTCCGCGCAATTTCTTCCCGACGAAAAACGCGGCGATCCCACCGATCAATGCTGCTGCGGCTCCCCAGTGATGCAGGCTCAGAACGATCCCTGCCACCACCGCACCCACTCCTGCAATCTGCGCTATTTCCCCGATAAACACTACTTTTGCATTCGCCATTTCTTCCTCCTTAGTCCTTTACCGCTCTCGGCACGCAATCAAACAAAGGCCCTGTCTCAGCGGCAACCGCGCGCGCATTCTTTCCGTACCGCATCTCCAGCAACCGCTCCAGCAGGCTCTTTGACGACTTCTCATCCGTTCCGCGCAACAACAACTCCGTCAGCCGTATCAGGTCGATGTTCACGTTCACCGCATCCACAAACCCAATCCCGTCTTCCGGCAGTGGTACTCCTCCGTCCAGCGTGGCCCGCTCATTCCACAAGCTCTCCACCGGACCGTCTCCGCCGCCGTTCCCCTTCTTCGTGCTGCTCTTTTCCTTTTTGTGGGGAGGGCGCCTGCGCTTTTTCACCTTCGTCTTAGCCAGGTCAGCGTCCGTCTTGTGGTCCGCAGCGTGTGCGGCGGAGGTAGGCGCACTCCCGCCAGCGGTTAATCCACGTCCGGCGTCAGACCCCGCCAGTTCTGTCAGCAAGTTGCAACTTGCCCGGCGATTCTGCCGGCGCACTCCCCTGCGCGTCCGGGATCCTCCTTCGACGCGCACAGTTCCGGAGAACGTATCCGTACCCCGGAAAGCCCTCATCGTGATCGTTTGCGGTTGTGCCATTGCTTCCTCCACTTCGCCGGCCTGACCGCACACGGCGCCTCGTCACCGCACAAATGCTCCACACCTGCCACTGGCGTTGAGTTCACCAAAGTTCCCAGCATCGCTCCGAACATCGCGTCACCATGCCGGCGGCAGAATCCCGATTCCCCCTCCGCCCTTCGGACACACGGTATCCAAGCCGTTCGCGACCCTGCGATCGGATAAAATGCCATGCACTTTCTCATCGGATTTGACGGCGAGCTGCGCCGTTTTCCCTAGCGGAACGCTGGCATCGTGAAGCCCAACCTCGCTGCTCTTCCTCTTGGCGCTACACCGCCAGTTCCTCCGCCAGCAGGCGCGTTCACAAAATCGTCCATCACCACCAACATCGCCAATCCGCGCGCGCCAAAATCGTGACTCCACTCAAAGTCGTCCCAGCCCAGATTTGGAACGGGTGGGGGCGTGTAGGGCAGGCGCTCCGGCTGCTCGTCTTCCGCCGGAAGCGCTGCGAACCCCGCGAACGCGCGCTGCCAATCGGTTTCGTCCCATGCCCGCCCGGGCACGATGGGGGTCAACCCGGTTTCCGCCTCGCTGGTCGCTTGCGAGAACCGCGTGCCCGCAAATCGTTGCCAGTCCACTTCATCAAACGCCGCAGGCGGCCGCCCCAGCAGGACCCACCGTGCGTCGAACTCTGCGTTGGCTTGCAGCCCCGCGCGAAATTCAGTCGCTTTGTACCCGCACAATTCGTCGTAGAAGAATTCCGCTTCCGTCGGCAGCGGTGGGAGCAGAATTCTCCGCTCTTCCAAATCCAGCAAGCTCACCGGGATTTGCCGGTTCGCAGGCGCGGGCTGCACGGTCACTTCGTTGTACAGCCCCGCAACCCATGTTGTTGCCGCCACGCGCTACTCGCTGAAGATGATCTTGAAGTTCACCGGGACCGATGTCCCCGTCGACTGGCTATCCAGCACCAGCAGGCCGTTCACGGCAGTGTTCGCGCCGGAAATGCCGATAGCCTCGTCCACGGTGAACGCCGCCCACAACCCCGTTCCGCGCTGATTGAACGCCAACTGGATCGCTGGCACTGCATTCAGCGCTCCGGTCCCCAGCGATGGCAGCGTCGACGCAACCGAGGCTACTGCCGGTGCATCCGGCACCAAGGGCGCCGCGGTGATCGCCGTTCCCGAGGCATATGTGCCCAGTGATGTCAGCCGGTGGAGGCGCAGCCGGATCGCATTGTCGGCGGGCGTGGCGTACGATCCTGCCTGCAGTTTCTGCACATACGCCCGCAATCCGGCGTTGGCGCTGGCCGTCTTCAAATCCGCCAGGAGCGTGTCTGTGTTCGCCGTGGCGTTGGTATTCTGTTGCGAGGAAACCGCGTAATAAAATGGCACGTCAACTCTCCTTTGTTCACTTCAATTGCAATTCCGGCAACGGCATG